AAAAACAGCTTCACGATGGCCGGGGCCAGTTTCGACACGCCTCGCAGCTGACCACCCTCAACCGGGTCGATCACATGGATCACCTCGGACGCGGGCACGCGGACGATGTCACCGACAAGCCCTGGATCGGTGCTGTCACCGGGATGACGGCGCAGGAAGTGATAGGCCACGCGGCGCCCGATCCGGTCGAACTCGATCCCCTGACGAATCGCATTGCCATTGGCGGCAGCACCCGTTTGTTCCAGCGGGAGCATTTCTGCCGGAAGCATCTGCAGTTGCAGCGGTACGGTCAGCCCGTCGCTCGCGCGTCGGGGCCTGATCCGAAAGAACACCTCGCCGGCGATGAACACCTCGCGCGCAGCCCGGCGCTGGAGCCCGTAGAAATCGGTCAGCCCCTCGGCATCGGCCTCATCCGTCCAGGCGAGCCAGAGGCGCTGCAGCTCTTCTTTCTTTTCTGCATCCCCGATCTTCGAGATCGGCTTGATCCCGTCGCCGACGGTGTTCGCGGCCCAGCTTTCCACCGCGTTCACCGCATAGCCATTGTTTCGCACCAGCCAGCGGGCGCGGGCGGTAATGTCAGGCCCCGAGGCCGCGATCAGCGCGTTGACATGGGCCCGCGTTGCCCGAAACCCGCGCAGGCGACGGTGATGCTGACCCGCGTCAAATCCACCGATGAAGGCGCCGAGGCGCTGCCGCCAGCTCATTACAGATCCTTCGAGGCAAAGGGACGCAGCACTCTGCGGCGCGGCCGGTCGAAGGCTGCAATACGCCGTTCGAGATCGGAGAGGGCTGCGGCCAGTTCCACGTCCGATCCATAGGTCACCGTCTTGCCGTCGTAACTCACAGATCGCGTGCCGCTGTAGCGCGCGGCCAGCAAGGCGCTGTGGCGGGATTTGAGCTCATCGAGGGTCATCGGGGATCCGGTCAGTCCATGTATCGCGGCGTGCTGATCTTCCAGCCGCGCCGCCGTGGTGTGGTCACTTGTCCCGCTTGCGCGGCTGTCGGTTTCTCAGGCTCTGGCCTTGGCGTAACGGCCGTGGTCTCAACCCCGGCCTGCTTCTCGAGCTGCCGCCACATCCGCTCATCAAAACGATCGGCACCGAGGATCCAGGCGGCGGCCCGGGCATAGACCCTTGTATCGAGCGCCTCGTTCCTCTCGCGCAGCTTTTGCCATTCCTGGCGGGCATAGCCGCGCCGGTCGCGGATTGTGACCAGTTGCTCGGCCACCAGCTGTTTGAGCCATTCGCTGTCGGCCCAGTCTGGCAGGTGGATCGTGCCGTCAGGGAAGGCCACGCCCAGCGCGCGATCTTCATCGCTCGGCCGCTCAAGACGCAGATAGCGATAGGTCTCGGCCTTGAAACTCGCTGTGGCCACCGTCCAAAGCCGTGCTCCGCGTTTCAGCTTTCGCCCGTTCACGGTCGCATCGACAAAGGTTGGTCCCGACACAGGCGTCGCCCGGTTGAACCCTTCAAGTCCCTTCACCGGGGCCACATGGGCGATCCCTTGCTTTCGCGACCAGGCATAGACCGCGGCGGATTCGTAGCCGGTGTCGATGGCCAGCTTGGCCAGGGTCATGACCGCGCCGTTTTGGTGCGTCCATGTCTGGCCAAGTACTGCCGTCAGCCGATCCCAGCATTCCGGGTCATCCGGACCGCCCGGGATCACGATGTGATCGACGAGCCAGCTTTCGAGACCGCGGCCCCAAGCCCAGACGTCGACCTCGATCCGGTCTTTCTGCACGTCGGCCCCTGCGGTGAGGAACAGCCCGCCTGCGGGGATCTGCGCTGCGAAGGCTTCCCGGCGATCTGCCAGCCGCTGCCATTCCGGCGCATCGCCGCTCTCGATCCAGGTCTCGCCCAAAAGCGTGTTGCGCGCTGCGCGCAGCATCTCGTCGGAGCCTTGGGCCGCGAGCCAATCCCGCGCGATCTGTTCCCAGCTTTTCCAGCCAATTGGCGAATAGAGCGCCGAGAGGTGGAACCCCAGCGCCTTCGGATCGGTCGCCACAGCGGTCGCCCGCCATTCACCGCCTGCCAGCATCTGCGTCTTGTGGTGCTCGGCGATGGGGCGCTCGCATCCCTCACAGTGATACGCAGCGGTTTCCGGGCGTCCCTTCGCCCAGCGCAGCCGCTCGAACTGCAGCCATTGCTGATGACCACAATGCGGGCAGGGCACGAAGTAGCGCCGCTGATCGCTGGCCTCGAACTCGCGCTCGATGCGCGACAATCCCCGGATGGTCGGCGTCGAGACCATGAACACCTTGCGCCGATGCGCAAAGGTGGTGGTGCGGGCCTCGGCCAGCGTAACCGGATCGCCTTCCTCATCAGCCGAGGCCGGATAGGCGTCGACCTCGTCGAGAAACACATAACGCGCTGGCATTGACCGCAGGCCGGTGGCCGAGTTCGCACCTGTCAGCACCAGGATGCCGCCGGGGAATTCCTTGGACAGCATCGAATTGCCGGCATCCCGCGACCGGGCCGGGTTCACCCGCTCCTTCAGCGCAGGGCTGTCCGCGATCAGCGGGTCAATCCGACCGCGCGACGTGCGTTTGGCCATCTCCACCGTCGGCAGCACCGCCAGCATTGGTCCCGGCGCGTGGTGGATGACAAAGCCGATCCAGTTGTTCCCAGCTTCGGTCGCACCAACCTGCGCGGCCTTCATGAACGAGATCCGCTGCGCCGGGTGGCTGGGGGACAGGGCGTCCATGATGGCGCGCAGATACGGCGTGCGTGCCGTGCGATACCGCCCGGGTTCGGCCGAGGCGCGCGAGGACAGCCACCGGTTCTGATCCGCCCATTGCGACACCGTGAGGTCCGGATCGGGCCGCATGCCGCGGCGCCAGGCGCGCAGGATGTCTTCCGCCCCGTCAAAACCGAGGTCGAGACCTTCTGTCAGGTCAGGTTCATGGTCTTCATCATGCAAGCGAGACCCGGAGGTCTGCCAGGGCGTCGAGCTGCTCTCGGACATGGGTTTCCAGCACCCTCTGCAGGATCGCAGTCTCGAGTGTTACGGGCTTGCCTTGCGCCTTCTCCATCTCTGCGGCCAGCTGCGCGGCCATTAGCGCCGACACGCGGGTGGGCCAGGCAACCCAAGTGTCGCGCTCCTGGCGTGCGAGGCGAAACACTAGCGTCTCGGCGCGCGCCCGGTCAACCAGAACGCCCTTCTTCTTCTGGATCGACAGCTGCCGTTCTTGCGCCTGGTACACCGTCAGCGCGGTGCGCGCCTTGAGATAGGAGGTGCTGTCGCCCGGCCCAGAAACGCCGCTGCCGCCAATCCCCGCACCATCGCCACCCGCGCCAAACCCACCGCGCGACCGCAGCTGCTGATCGGGATCCGTCATCGCGTCGCGCCGCGCATCAGAGGCGGCTGCGTTGATCGAGCCATCGCCAAATAGCACCAGGCGCCCGTTCTTGCGGGCTTTCTGCACCGCCCCGCGCGAGAGCCCGGAATGGGCGGAATAGGCGCGCTCGGATAGACCTTCCATCGCGCGCATTGTCTCCCAAGCTATTAACAATAAACAGAAATTCTTGCATTTTGAGTTGATTACACTCGCCGCTAGAGCGACTCTGCGTGCAGGAAGACGATGCAACTCAGCCCCCGGAGACCACGCCATGACCGCCATGACCGCCAAGACCGCCCCCGCAAAAGCCCCCAGCGACACCCTGCTGCTTGAGATCGCAAGCAAACACTTCCACAGCATCGAGACTCTGGAGACCCGCAACAGCGACCGGCTCGACTTCCACGACGTTGCGGTCTGGGCGATCCGCGCCGCGCTGGAAGCGGCCTATGTCGCGGGCCAAGCCGCCGCCGCGAAGCGCTGAAGGAGGACATGACCATGGCCATCGCCTCAACCTCCGATAAGACCCGCATCTTCTTCGACCGCAGCCGCTTTGTTCAGGCCATGAGCGTGGCCGCGCTGCAGGGCCACCTCAATGACCTCAACCTGAATTGCGAGGTCTTCGAGATGGCGGGCCGGATCGGCATCGATTGCCTGACCATCGAGTTGGCCGATGTCGTGCCGGTCCTGCAGCGGCACGGGCTCATCTGAACCGCCCCAGAAAGGAAACGCAAATGAGCACCCGCGCGCAGATCGCGATCCAGATCGGCCCTGATGAATGGGCGCATGTCTATGTACATTTCGACGGCTATCCCGCCCACATGCTGCCCGCGCTGGCGCGCTGGACGCCTGAGGACATCCTCGCTGCGCGCGAGATCCGGCAGGTTACGGCTGAGGCGCTGGATTGCTTCAACCCGCCCCGCGATCCGCGCGTCCTGCCGGACCCGACGCGGGAGTTTACCCATCTTTACATGTGGATCGGATGCCAGTGGATGGCGGTCGAACCGAAACCCGATTTCGCCAGAGTGTAAGCAGAAAGCACTGATATTGCTCTGGTTTCCCTACACGGGTGCTCCCGTCAGAGCGATGGTGATGACACGAAACCGATGCAACTCACCCCCGGAGACCGAGCCATGACCACCCGCCGCGCAACCGACAACACCAAAGCCCTCAACGCCTTTATGACCGCCAAGCTCCAGATCGACGCGATGCTGGAACGGTTGGCCGCCCTGAGCGCAGATCATTTCGAGACCCATCCCGACGAGATCAACTGGGGGCATGTCGGCACGCTGAACCACTACCGCGACCGGCTGCGTGAGATCTCGGACGCCGCCTTCAGGGAAGGCGAGTTCGCCGAGTGACGCTGATCGCTCCGGCCTCTGCCCGCCGCAAGGCGGGCTCGCGGCCGTAGAAGGCGCGCGATGATCGCAGCCCCGATCCGGAGAGACCCCATGCCCAAACTCACCGACACCCAGACCCTCATCCTCAACCGCGCAGCAACCCGCCCCGGCAACCTGGCCATGCCGTTGCCCGAAGGGCTGGTCGGCGCGGCCGCAAAGATGGCCGTCACCCGCATGATCACCAAGGGCTGGCTCGAAGAGGTTGATGCCGACATCCGCAAAGGTGAGCCGCTGTGGCGCGAGACCGGCGACGGCCATGGCACCACGCTGATCGTGACGCAGGCCGGTCTCGAGGCCATTGGGATTGAACCCGTGGTCGCCAAAGCCGCCAGTGCGCTGCGCAAGGCGAGGCTGCAACCTGACGCGAACCCCGGTGTGGCCAAGACCCCAAAAGCCCCAAAGCCCGTGGCCATCCGCGCCGGGACCAAGCAGGCGCAGATCATCGCTCTGTTGCAGCGCCCCGAAGGGGCATCCATTGCTGAAATCGTCGAGGCGACCGGCTGGTTGGCCCACAGTGCGCGCGGGATGATTTCGGGCGCGCTGAAGAAGAAGCTGGGGCTCCCGATCACGTCGGATAAAGACCAAACCAGAGGCACCGTCTACAAGATGCAGGTCGCATAGACCCCGCAGCTTGCGAGTGAGCAAAGGCTAGGTCGCGGGAAGAGGTTCGTTGCCCTGCCTTCGTCTCGGTAGGGCACGTGTTGCCGGTCAGGCCGCGCGCTTGCCCAGGCGGCGCAGATGCCAGCGGTAGATGATGGGCGCCAAAACGAAATCGTAGAGCGCACACGCGACTTGCTTGATCCCCGGCAGCCCGACAATCCGCCCCAGCCATCGGTATTTCGGCATCTGGGCCCAGAGCACGAGAAACGCGG